AATATTATGTAGAAGCTTTTCTTTTTGTGTCATCATTTCAAATCCTTTTAATTTTTAAAATAACTATTTCTAATTATCTGTTAAAATGATTTGCTAAATATTCTACTTCCACTATTGTTTCTTCTTGCTTGAGAATTTACTGCTTTGTTTTGCTCTTTTGCGTCTTGTAAATCTTTTTTAAATCGATTAATAAACCAAAATCTTTGCCAAACAGGACATCTATATGCATCTTGATAAGTAAAACCTAAGTGATACATTAAAATATAAATTTGTTCAAGGTATAAATCTTTATTATTCGGTGTCAGGCCAAAAAAACGATGCTCCCATAGGAAGACCTACCTCGCTTTCTTCATGACAATGAGGACAACTCATCCAAGACTTCATAATGATTCCAGGTTCATGCTTATCTAAAAATCTTCTAAGAGCAAGTGAATCACGTGCAGGTAAGTTTTTAACAAAAAAGTTAAGCTTGTTTCTATCAGTAACGCCATTTACTGATACGATTGATCTTATAAGTCTATCAGTAATTGCAGTTTCAACTTTCATACCACTTTTCTTTTTACGTTCATTTGTAATCATCATTTCTCGTTCATCGTGACCAGTTAAAAACTTAACTCTAACAGATTTTTTTGTTACTGGTAATTGAACTTCAAATAGATTGTCACCATTTACAACTGGATCTACTTCAAGTCTTTTAATTTGAAGCTGTGATAAATCAAATGTTTGCTTGCTTTTTGTACCACATTCAGGACAGTCTACTTCTACATCATAATCTGCTCCATAACCTGTGATTCTAAGAGAAACTAATAAAGCATTTCTATCACCACTAATTAAATCATCAGGTTTGATAGACTTATTAACAATACACGATTGTAAAAGTTTTGTTAAAACTGTTCCACTTTTAATATAAGCTCTAGAAGTCAAAATGTCTTCTTCTCTTGCTGTCATTGGTCGAATATCAATTGTTTCTTTTCCATGCAATGGGCCATCTTGAGGATAAATAATTCCTTTTGATGGTAAAGGTACACTTTCTTGTGGGATTTCAAAGTCAAAATCATCTTTCATTACATTTGAAACTTGAATTGGACCTTCTTTTTTGATACTGTTTGGGTCAATTGGTGTATCTAAAGAATTGCTCATTTATTTTTTTCTCCTTAAATTCTTGGTATAAAGACTGAATCTTGCATATCACCTGTATTTAAGCTTAAGTCACTTAATATTTCGTCTAGTCTTAATGATATTATATCAGATTCCTCAAATTGTATAATAATATTTCCTCTTATGGTATAGTTTTGCATATCTAAAATTGTTTGCTCTACGTTTGAATTATCTATTTTCACTAAATAATCTGATACGTAACCGCTGTCTAAGAATAGTTGCATTAAACTATCTATCTGTATTTTGAGTTTATCATATACATTATTAAAATTTGAGTTTTGTGTAAACCAAAAACCACCTGGGAAAATTGATTCATTTAAGAATATATCAAATTTAATTCTTTTCTTAATTTCTTGTAATGTTCGAACAATACTTTGCTTTTGAAATATTGATTTTCTATTTTCGTAAGAAGTATTGTCAGATAATAAATTTATATTTAAATTATTTTTTGGTTTAAAAATTAAATTTAATCTAGATTCTCTAGCTAGCTTTTCAATATTATCAAAATTAATGCCTGCTTCATGTAAATTTTCATTATCAATAATTTTGTATGATATGTTTCCAGTTGATTGCGAAGATTTAATATCTAAAAACCTTGATGTTAAACTTACTCTAGGTATAGCAACTGTATTTGCTATTTTACCTAATGTATAAACTTCTGGAGATATTAATTTATCAAAAGTACTATTGTCTTCTTCGAGTGAAGATATTGATAAAATGTCGCCAAAAACAGGCATTAAATATCTACTTTCAATATTTAAATCTTTCCATTTATTTAAAACATTTTCAGTATTTTCTTTAATGATTTTTGTGTAATTAACAATATCATTTATGTCTTTTTTAGTAGTATATTTAATTTGATTAAAAGTATAGTTGCAAAGAACGTTTTCAATATAATAATATTGTCCTGATATTCCTAATGATGTATGTAATAATTTATTTCCATTGTTTGGATCTGTATAAGAAATTAAATTATTTGAATACGAAGATTTAATGTCCGCAACATAAAAATGCTTTTTATTTGATTCACATTTTTCTATACAACTATCAATTATAGATATCGCACTAATTCCTGGTGTTAAAAGTATGTCGCCAGAGCAATTTGAATCATCTGTTGCGATATCTATTGCTTTTAAATAAGCTTTTTGAGTTGATTTTTCATCGCTATTATCATATTCTTCTCTTAATATTGCATCATTATTTAAATAAAATTTATCTTTATCTCTAATATCTACTCCATTAAAGCCTCCATATGTAAAAAAGTCAAAAGATAATTGATCTTTAAAAAACGTAGACTTTAGTTCTCTATTACTTTCCCAGGCATCGTTATTAGAAAGATTTAGATAATCCCAGTCACTATCAGATGAAGCTCTACCAGAATGTTTGTAGCGGGCATTTTTAACACCTTCTGTTTTTTTATAGATAATTTTTTCTAAATGGAAAAAAGAATTTAAATAGTTGTCTTCTTCTACCCAAATATTTTTTCCATTTTTCATGCTATTTAAAAAATATTTTGTATAATAAAAGTGTGGAGAAACTTTATCTGTCATTATATCAGTACTTAAATGAGAAATTTTGTTATTTTTTACAATTGCATCATTAAATAAAACTCCCCAAGAAATATCATTTAAGTGATCTGTTAATTCTTGACTAGAATTTGAGTATTCTTTATAGTCGTTTAATTTATATAGCGGTGGAAGCTGATATATGCTCATATTGTTAATATCAGATCCAAATTGGTTTTCAAAAGCACTTTTATCTAGTTTTATATAGGGATAAGATTTAAATCCTGATGGTAATAATTCATGATGATTTTTATATGACATTTCATCAATTTCTTTTGCTATTTCAACTCTTAAAAAATTACTTTTATTTTTAAATTTTCCTTCTTCAACAACCTTATTAGCATTAAAATCATAGTAAGTTCTTTTTGTACCAATTACTCTACCAATATAATTTTTACTTTCTGGATTTAAGTTAGTATTTGTATAACTTTCTAAAAAGATATATTGATTTATTCTTGCATCATATTCAAAAATATAAATATCAAAAGATGAAAAAATATCATCGTTAGAATAATCTGTATTGATATTTTGTTCGCCTCTTTCAACTAAATTAATTTTTATTCTAAATCTATTACCAACGTCACCATCATCCAATGACCAGAATCTAAATAAGTCGCATACTTTATCGTGTATAGATTCTCTATTGTTTTCTAAACCTTTTCTGTTTAAAGGTTGTGAAGTAACCCAAGGTGTTTTAGCAGTAGTAAATTCGCTTTCAAACGAGTTATAATCTGGTAAATCATTGTTATTTAATTCTGAATATGGCTTTGTAGTTAAAATAGAATAATTTTGGTTTTTTCTACTATCATTTAAACCGCCAAAAGGAAAAGTTGCATAAACTAAATGTCCTCTTTCTAAAAATCTATTTGAAAAATAGTTTTTGTCAGGATTTGAATAAATTTCTTGCTTGTCAATAAAATTTAAATTGCGACCAAAATCATCTTGATAGTAAGATGCAGCATTATTTAAATTAGAGCTATATTCAAAAAGATAAGGTTTAAAGCCTTTTAAACTTACAAAAAATTGATTTTTATCATTTAAAACTTTTGTTTGAGCAGAATAATCTGCAGCAACATCTTCATATGTGTAAATTTTATTTTCATCTATCGTCTCTTCTAAACTAGGTAGAATTCCTTGTGGTGTAATTAAAACATCTGAAATAAAACTAGCATTTTGCAAATTTAAGTTTAAGGCATTATTTTCACTATCTCTATAAAAACCTAGTTCATTTAAATAATCAATACTTAAAACATCAGTTTGACTTGCAGAAACAGTAAGACTTCTTTTGCTTATTTCATTTAGATTTTTTAAAACAAAAGATACACTTCCTTTAATATCACTGTCTACAGAATTTATATTTTTATTTTTTGTTTGTGTCAAAGTGCCATATGAAATATTATTCTCTGCATTAAAACCGCTACCTATCATTTTTCCTGTAGTTTGACTTAAAACTCCACTACCTATACCTAATACTCTAGTAAAAGAGCAATATGTTCCTCCATTGCTAATCCAGAAGTCAATTGCATTATAAGCTAAACTGTTTATATAACATGTATATTCATCATATAAATGGCCAAAACTATTTTGTCTTATGTTTCCTAGAGTTTTTGTTAATGTATTGTAAACTTCAACATCATTTATTAAATTTCTAGAAAATATTTTTTGTGGAACATAGGCTGGACCTCTATACGAAGTACCAACAATGTTTGCAGTAGTTTCAGTTAAACTTTGTTCAACTACAAGAGAATTTTCTTTTTTGCTATCGCTTAATCTAATATTTAAAAAATAGTTTGACATATTTTTCCTACTAACTTGTTTTAATATAAATAATTATTAATCACCATTTTTTTGCTGTTTTGATCTTTTATTGAATATTGGTAAATAATACATAGAAGTAAAAAAATTTTAACGCAAATAAAAAAAGAGTATCCTGTTTAAACAAAATACTCTTTTTAATACCGCTTAATTTAAAATTGCATTTTAAATATTAATATTGTAGCACACAATTATCAAATCTTAACGTTAAAGAGATTTCTGTCGGATCATCACCGTCGTAAGAAAGATCTCCAAAGTTTGTGCTTGTTAAAAATGCACCTTTAATGTCCCAAAGTTCTACAACAGTTCCAACTGGATCAAGCATCTTGAGTTGACAATCTCTTTTATAAAAGTCAGCATATCCAGCACGACCACTTACTGACTCAAAGTGTGTACGAACCCACTCCATGACTTGTTGTGCACCTGAAGGTGCAATTGGATCATGAAGAGTCACAGACATTGTCTCAAAAGTTGTCTTACCAGCGAGGTAACGAGTACTATTAATAAAAGGTATTTGTGTCTCATTTGTAGAATATGAAGGTCTTGCAGCAGACTTCATAAGAAAAGCGTCGATACCCTCAATAGCAAAGACCCATCGATTCTTTCTCTTTGGTTCAAACTTATTAGGTATCATCTCTGTAAC